TCTCGTCTCCGACCACCCTGACGAGCAAGAGCATGAAAGGCCACTACGCCCGGTCGAAATAGTCCCGCCTTTTTGGCCCAGCGGACGGGAACGCTGTTGGAGGGTGTGATGTGACCCTTAGCCAAGACCAAATCCGATAGCTAACCCGATACCGAATGCGCCGAGCATGGCGTATCCTGTATAGATAGGCAACCTGCCAGACGAACATATTTTACCAATCTTCACAGCGCCTCCAGTCGTTTGATCTCGGCTTCAATATAGAACCGGATCTTTTTTGCATCACGCAACCGATCACTGTGAGATGCCTGCCCGTAGCGGTAAGTGCCACGAAATATCTCACCCATCTGGGCATTCATGTCTTTGTACGAGATCAGGTCTTGCAGCTCTTTCGCGCCTTCAGGCAACTCGTAATACGGCGCCGTGGAGCCATCACTCACACTCACGGCTGGTGGTGCAGCTATCGAAACCACAGGCGCTATCTCTGCCGCTCGAGCAGTGACTTCGTCATCACACATTTTTTTGCGTACCGCCCACGCACTGTTGTAACTCGTACCACATGCAGTCGCTGCTTCGCGGATCGTGGTGTTTGGGTGCGCGGCAAAATACTCGAACAGCTTCGCTGATTTTTTTCCGTTAGCCATGGTCTCTCCTAGAAAGGTATGTCGTCTTCGAAATCGTCTTCGACCACGACTTCTTCTTTCTTTGGTTCCTCGCTACCCTTGGCAAGTGCTGCCTGCATCTCGAAGCATGGCGGTATCTGTTCTTTGCCCGGCTCATCGCAACCAGCAATCTGCCACTGCATGAACGACGGTAGTCCCTCAAAGATGTCGCAGGCTTTCTTGCTGGCTTCACAGGATTCGCCCGAGAACTCTTTCATGTAGTCCTCGAGGTCAAAGATCACCTGTTCGTTTTCTGTTGCCGTTTTCTTTGGCCCACCGTCCGCACAAAACACACCGGTGACCTTCTCTTTGCCGCCGCTGGTTAGACCAACCGTCAGTTTACAGGTGACACCAAGGATCTTCGTAATATCGAAACCTGCCAGCTCTTTTTCGGTGAACGGTTTGTTGCGCCAGCTCTGCAAATGCGACCGCAGTTTGGCGTTTTCTCGCAGGCTCAATCTGTATTTGTGAAAGATCGACATAGGTCTGTCGTCTTCGGTTCTGCAAGTCGGTAGCTCCCAGAAAATAAAAATACTATGCTGTTTGTTTACTTCGTCTTGGAACTTATTCATCGATGTACCGGCGTCTACGATTTTGTAACAAATCGCATCGTAGGTGCCTTGGGGAACCGGCTGGTAGTCACCACCACCACTGTCTGAAGCCATTATCGCCATCTGCTTTTCCTTGTGTAAATGTAAAAAGTTGCAGTAGTATGCACTCGGCTACAAATGTGATGCAAGGAAAAATGTGATGAGTTTGAAAATACCTGACAAGGGCACCAAGAATTTCAACCGACCACTGAGCGGTGACATACGATCTGAGTTCATCGATTGGTTGGCAAGTCACGGCATGACGCCAGACCCCAAGAAAGGTCTGGTTGTCGGGGGTGACGTGGGCCGTGCTTACAATGACAAGACCAACAAGCTGCACGGCTGGTATCAGTTATGGGTCGATCAGGAGATACCCTACGGACATCTCGGTGATTACGTCATCGATCCCGAAGAACCGATCCAGAAGTGGAATCCACAAAACGCGGGTGCCTATGAGATGACGCCCGAGCAACGGGCACAGTTTCTCGAGCAACAAAAAGAACAAAAGCGTCTACTTCGCCAAGAACAAGAGAAAAGCCGCAAAGAGACACAGGCAAAGGCGAAGCAAATCTGGGATGACTTGTCCGAGGATGTAGAGAACAACGGTTACTTGTTACGCAAGAAGGTGCTGGGCCACGGGGTTCGACAAACACCCGCAGGGGAACTGGTCGTCCCAGTCAGCAAACTTAAGAAAAAAAAGGGTAGCAACAAGCCGGACATCGTGTTGGTCGGCTTGCAGTACATACACCCTGACCCAGATGCTGAACTGGGCAAGTGGTATCTCAAAGGTACAGAAGCAGGTGGTGCTTTCTTCGTTCTTGGTTCTGACTTGATGCGCGATGCTCACACCATCAATTACGTCGAGGGTTACGCAACAGGAGCAAGTTACTTCGAAGACATGGGACAACCGGTTGTCGTGTGCTTCAGCGCAGGCAACTTGAGCAAGGTAGCGCCAGAAATCTGTAAGTTGCTTCCCAAGGCAAAGCACGTCTTTATCGCGGACAACGATGAGAGTGGCGCGGGTCAGGAGGCAGCAGAAAAGGCTGCGCGGTTGGTTCAGCAAGAGGGATCACAAACTGAAGTCAAGATGCCGCTTGAGCGTGGCGACTATAACGATCAAAAAAACAGGGCACAGTCAGAGCCGCTCGAAGGCGAGTATCTGCCAGAGATGCACGTCACGCAAGAAGTGAAGGCGCAGAAATGGGAGAAGAGCGCGACTAACAAGATGCTTAACGTCAAAGAGAACGTGCGAGCGGTGCTCGAGATCAATCAAATCGAGGTGCGCTACAACGTCATCAAGAAGGATCTGGAGATCAACGTGCCGCACCAAGATTTCGTCGCTGACCTACAGAAAGACGCAGCGTTGGTTGAGGTCGAGAACCGCTGTCGGCATATGGGGGTGCCTGCGACCAACGTGCGCGATTACCTGAAGCTGCTAGCAGTCGAGTACAACCCGGTGAAGGATTGGATCGAGAGCAAGCCATGGGATGGCATTTCTCGTCTCGAAGAGTTCCTCGGCACGATCAAAAGCAGCAACGAACCGCTGAAGAAGATGCTGATGAGCAAGTGGCTGCTGTCTTGTATCGCCGCGGTCTACGAACCCAACGGCGTGGCACTGGAGGGCATTCTAGTTTTCCAAGGTGAGCAGGGGCTAGGCAAGACGCTCTGGTTCAAACGCCTCGCCGATTACGACAAGGGCTGGCTGCTTGAGGGTGCAACGCTGAACCCGAGTGACAAAGACAGCGTCAAGCAGGCGGTGAGCCACTGGATCGTTGAGCTTGGGGAGATTGAGAGCACGTTCAAGAAAAGCGATATAGATCAGCTTAAGGCTTTCGTAACCAAGAAGGGTGACGAACTGCGCCTGCCCTACGACCGAGCCTTCACCTCTTACCAGCGACGCACGGCCTTCTATGCGTCTGTCAATGCCCGTGAGTTCCTGACCGATACCAGTGGTAACCGGCGGTTCTGGGTTGTCCCGGTCACCGACATAAAAGCCGATCACGGGATCGATATGCAGCAGCTCTGGGCCGAGGTGAAGGAGACGCTGTACGCCAACACGAACTACGATTGGTTCCTGAACAAAGCCGAGAGAGACATGCTTCAAGACTCGAATGAGAGCTATCGCACACAGTCGAGCGTCGAAGATTTGATCCTGCAACACGTTAATTTCAACGGGGTCAACACACGCCCAGTGCAGATGACACAGCTCCTTCGAGACCTCGGAATCTCGCAGCCGCGGGTGCCCGATGTGAAGGACGCGAGCAGGGTACTCAACGCAAATGGGATGGAGCCGCGACGCAGTAACGGTAAAAAAGTGTACGACCTAGAGTATACAAAAGTGGAAGTGGGCAACGCGGATAAGTTTAGTGGCGCTTGGAAAGACGAATTTTAGAGGGTACCTTGATTCAGTACACTGTCTTTTTTTTTCTAAGTCATTGTTTTGTAAGCTCTTTTACACAGGGTAGGGTAGGGTACCTTATACAACATTTATATTATATGAATTATATATAGTAGAGAGTGTGCAGTTATTGTTTGTAAAGTTTTTATATTCACGAAAGTTTTTGGGGTAGGTACCCTGCACCCTGTACCCTGTGGATAACTTTGGAGGTGGGATTATGTTTACTTATGAACACGGTGAAACAGAGCAACACAACTTCGAGAAGTGGCGATGGATGAACCGGACGGAGCGAGAGGAATTGGGGGTAGCGCCTCTTTCGGAGGAAGAGGCGCGATGGGTGTTCAATCAACTCAAGGAGAGCGGATGGCTGACGACAAGCCAAAGCGAGGACGACCCAAAAAAGCTCGTCAGCAGTTAGTCGAAACACCCGCAGCGTTTCTCGCTGACGAAGAGGCTGGGATCACGGAGATGCAGGCCAGCTTCGTGTGGCATTACACGGAGGGTGCGTGTGGGCAGACGGAAGCAGCGAGACGTGCGGGGTTCTCATTCCCAGCGTCAGCAGCGACAAAGATGCTCGACGGCAAGACGTTTCCCAAAGTTACTCGAGCGGTTCGAGTCAAACAGGATGAGCTGCGAGAAAAGTATGCGGTTACGCCGCAGAAAACGG